ACCTCTATCGCAACTCGCTATCGTGGATATGCAGACGAATGGACTCGTATCTGGAATCTCAAGCTACGTGAACATAAGGTCGATATTGAAAGAGCAATGCTGTTTGGTCAACGTGGAAGATCAAGCGGAATCCAGACCACTGAAGGACTTGTAGGTCATGTTATCGTTAACCGTCAGGCGCAGACGCCCGGTTCTATTTCATATAGTTCCGGTGCACCGTATTTTGCGGCGGCGGCTTCAACGGCAATTACCTATGATACTTTCTTGTCTGATTTCGAGGTCTTCTTTGATCCTGCCCGTGGTGGTAGTAATAACAAGTTGGCACTTGCTGGTCTACCTGTAGTCTCTTACTTTAATAAGTTGGGGCCGGGTTTTGTGACCACAAGTTTGGAAACTGCTAATGAAACTGAATCGCAATCTAACCTGTACAATTTTCAAGCTGTGCAGAGAGAAGGTGCATTTGGTCATAGCATCATGCAATTAAACACTGTCCATGGCGATATGTCTATCGTCAGGGAACCTCTGTTTAGGGGCATGTCCGCTGGAATGCTTTTGCTTGCTGACATGAAACATTGTGCATACCGTCCTCTCGTAGGGAACGGCGTCAATAGAGACACTCACGTTATCACTAACGTACAGCAGGGCGATGAAGACTTGCGGAAAGACATGATCCTCACAGAGGCTGGTCTTGAAGTGACGATTCCTGAAACTCACATGCTGTATTCGATGACGGATCTGAACTAGGAGTAGGGAAGATGCGTAGTGATTACTTAAATGAGAACAGTAGCTATTCTAAAACGCTTAGAAAGGTAAAGCACGTTACCGAGGCAATAACTCTGACACCAGAGGACTCGGGGACGCTTTTCCTTATCGATCAGGGTGCGGCTTATGCTATTACACTGCCTGATTGTGCGAGCAAGGACAATGAGATGCTTGGATGGAATGCAGATTTTATTGTGCATACCGTAGCATCCAATGCTGTTACTATTAACGCCAGTACCGACGATGGAGATAATATCCATGGTCATGGTATTGATGGTGAAGATGGTGCGGCTCAAACAGTGACTGAAGGTACTGGTGTTGATGTTGTTACTTTTATTAGTGGCGCAACAAAAGGCGATCGGGCCAGTTTCGTTTGTGACGGCGACAGCTATTATGTCTTTAGTTTAGCGGCTGACAAAGCTCATATCACGTTTACTTAAAAATCTGAAGTTCAGGGTTAGAATCCTGATATAAAGATAGGTGGCTGGGGGGTCAAACCCCCTTCCATCTCTATGAAAACTTGCATGCATTGTAGCGAACCCAATCCGGATGGATGGTTTTATTGTAGAAATTGCAATAAACCAGCTTCGCCACGGAAATATACTATTCATACCGTTATGAGAGACCCTGCGTGGGCTCCGGCCATTAGGAAAGATTTGATTGATTTCAATATGATATCTATGGATAAGGATATTGAGAACAAGGCCGCAGAGAGACATCAGCATCTCCATAGTAAGATATTTCCAAAGGATAAGAAGCAGGCGAGTATAAAGATTAATAGTGCAGGACATTAAGGAGAGATAGTTATGCCATACGGAAAAGGGACATACGGGAGTAAGGTGGGAAGACCCCCAAAGAAGAAGAAAAAGAAATCGAAGCCTAAGAAAAGCAAAAGGGCGAAGCAAAAGAAGAGGTACTAATGGCTAATGAACTAAGAATTGAAGCTCAACTGGAGTACAGTAAGAGTGGTGTGAAAGAGAACAAGCATGACTCTGCTTATATTGATGTATCGGGTGAGTCTTATAACAAGACCATACAGGTGGTAGGTACAAGCAATGAGCAAATAGGCGTTGCTTCCGACATTGGAACGTATGGATATATGTTCTTAAAAAACTTGGATTCAACAAACTACATTGAGATTGCTGATGAGGATGATACGAACTACTTCTGCAAACTAAAGGCAGGGGAGTTTGCTATGTTCCGTGCCGCAGACTCTGATTACTGGGCTAGGGCCAATACAGCAAGTTGTAACTTGGAAGTAACGGTGATTGAAGACTAATGGCATACCAGAACTTCGATGTGCAGATTCAAAATCTACTGGCTATAGACAGTACAACATTGTCTAGTATTCAGGGGCTTTTGGATACGTGGATGACTAATGGCGCAAGAGAGATTACAAACCTTATGCCACGTGATATGCTTAATAGTGTTGCAACTGAGACCTCAGCGTTTGATCCTGATAGCGGTACCACATTAACCACATTTAAGATTTTAAAGGTCTATAGGAACGATGGTACTATAGATCAACCGTGTAGGCGTATTCCCGCGGCATTAAGGGGTCGTGCTACTGACCCAGACGATATGAACTATGCAACAGCTACAGACCCTGTATTTTATACAGAACCACAGACCGATGGTACAATGAAAGTTATTATTTTACCAGCTTCTAGTTCGAGTGTGGGAAAAGTGGTATATGCTAGTCCACCTACAGTAGATGCCAGTAGTGGTGGTTCGATTGCGGGATTTCCAGATGAGGCTGAATATCTTGTTATGCTTTATGGTGCCATTAAAGCTGGCGAATATCTTCTTGCTAATAATGAGGATATTGAACTTCTTTCGCCGCTTTTGGCGAATCTAAGAAATGACTATCAGACTGGCCTATCTGCCCTTTATGGCAGGCAAGCGGAGGCTCAAGCATAATGACGTTTAAGCAAATTCTGTCAAGAGTGAGGATGGTTCATCCAGATGCTGGTGAAACCTATGTAAAGGCACTTGTTAACGATGCTCTTCTTGATCTTCGTAAATATAAGGTTGTGCGGAAGAGTGCAAAGATGGATACGGTAGAAGACCAGCGTTGGTATAACGTGGGAGATAGAAATTCTAATCTCCGTGTGGATAAGATTTATTCCGTTGCCTATAAGGATTCCGATGAGAATTATCGAAAGATTCCAAGGCTAACGGATCACTATAGTATTGTAAATGTGGACGAAAAATAATGGCTTATGATTATCCAGAAGAATATCTTGCTTGGTATAATGTGGGCGAGAGAATTGCCCTAGTAACAAGTAAGAATACATCGAATAAGAATACATTTGAATCAATAGATGAGTCTACGAGCAATGGGTTACTTATTGAATATAGTGCCCAACCAAGAGAGATTGAGAACCTCTCTGACGTGCCGGAGGTTGATGATACTTTACATCCGGCACTTGTGAATTATATTAATTGGAAACTTTTTGAAGACAGGCTGGACGAGGTCAGTACCGCTTCCGCTATGAAGTATAGAGCACTTTGGGAAACTACAGTGCGTCAGGAAGCTGGTAGGGACAAGGTAGGTGGACAGAGAGCTATTGTTCCATTCGGTCTTAGATAGATATGCCCATGTCAGAACATCTCGGGCGGAAAGGCATACATAATACAAGGAGATTAAATTATGGCAACAGATTCTTCAGCATCTACTCATAGATATACTGTTGTAGAACAGGGCAACGTCACACTAGGTCAAGCAGGTGTTGCATTTTTAGCAGATACAAGCACGTATACGCCACCGACTGGTATGGTGGTAGTGGCAATACAGTTTACAGAAGACTCTTTATTTGATTCCAGTGATGCGACAACGGCTGAGTCAGATTGGCCAACGGATGCACAGGGTGGCTCAGGTACTAATAGTGACGCTATTAACCAGACTACTATGCCACAGGGTATGACGATCTATGGTAGGTGGAAGACAGTAGCTTTGGATTCTGGTTCCGCATTCCTGTATTTAGGGCCTTAAGCTATGCCAGCACTAGGTTTAGGTATAAAATTAGGTATTGCACAAACATTACATCAAATGGCACGTCTTGCAAGAGACACGTGGAACTCCATCTCTCTGAATGATGTGTGGGAGAGAGAGCAGAGAAAATGGGAAAACATCGTTTAATGATTTTATCGCAACCATGTCAAATAGTTTCGGGCGGTAAGTTGCGAATTTTAATAAGGAAACTTTAGGAGATTAAATTATGGCGAGTTTATCAGGAAATACAATAGCAAGTACTTTTACAGGCTTGCTCAAGACTAATGATAATGGTGCAAGGGGAGCAGAGGGGTCTGGCGACCAGTGCTCAGACGGTGCTGGTAATACCATTCCATTATTTGTATCAGCTACAGAAGTTTATGCTGTAGGCAGTGGTACAGGAACATCACATACCGCATTCGGTAAAGATTGTGGTGTTGATTTAGCCGCAGGTACTGGTAATTCTTTATTTGGAGAAGGTGCTGGTGCTGATGTGACTACAGGAGAGCATAACACAGCGATTGGTTATCGTGCACTTTATCAGGGTACTACTGAAACGGATGACAATGTAGCAATAGGCTACAATGCTATGAGTGGTGCTTGGACTACAGCCGCAGTCAATGATTGCGTTGCAGTGGGTAGCGGAGCAGGTGCTGGAGCCTTAACTGCGGCGGCTTCTGGACTGACAGCCGTGGGTACATCTGCTGGGGCGGCAGTTACTTCCGGAGCGAAGAATACTGCTGTTGGTTTTGGAGCGGGTACGGCTCTTACAACTTCGGATAATAATGTAGCCGTA